GCCTTAGTTAGCTTGACCTAAGTTAAAACCGGCCGTTTACCCCGGCGGACCTAGCTGGAACTGGGTTCCGGCTGCCAAGATGTCGACATGGCAACTCGTGATCTCGGCCGCCTCGCGAAGCGCGTGAAGGCGCACAGGCTGGAGCTTTACCCCTCGCGCCTCGCCGCAGCCCAAGCCGCGGGGATCTCCAAGGACACCTGGTTCCGGATCGAGGAAGGCCAAGAGGTCCGAGAGGCCACCTACGCAAAGGTCGACCGCGCGCTCGGCTGGGTCACCGGCAGTTGCCTGTCCGTCGCCGAAGGACTGGAACCACTCCTCGCCGACAGCCAGAACGGAACCTCAGCCCTGCCGGCCCGCGCCTCACGGCCCATGACCGCAGACGCACTGAAGCGGGCCGCATTCGAAGCGGCGCGCGCGAAGCTCCCCAACGCACCGATCGGTGACATCGACGCCTTCGGTGACGAACTCGTGGAGGTTCTGCGAAAGACCGGTCAGCTCGCGAACGGAGACTGATCAGGGACGGTTGTCGTACAACCTTTCTGCCGTAACAGGATCGTAATGTTCCGGGGCTGACGAAACTTCAACAACCCCCTCCCGCTCCCGTGTTCGACGTGTAACTCTGAGCATCCACCCGGGGAGGTCTCCACAGGCGACAAAAGGGGGACCGGTGAGTCATGTCATCACGGTGAATCTTGGGGCAGGTGTCCTCGGCTACCCGACCCAAGTAGACGGCGAGATGGTGTGTGTCCTCTCCCCGAAGGCTGCCGAAGACCGCGCTAGTCAGGAGCGCGTGAGGCAGTTCATGAAGGGAGAGGGGAGAGATTGCAGAACCTGCCGCGGCTGCCCTGTAGGCACGGCAGATTAGGCACTCTCAGTACGCGGAGGCCGGCGGCAGGGGTGCTACGCCGGCGCATCCGCACTCACCGAACTCACGCAATGCGTCTGGGGGGACGTCATGCCGTCCGTGGAAGTACGCGGCCAGAGCATCCGGGTCAAGTGGTGGTCGGGCGAGTACCACCTAGACGACGAGGGCAAGCCGACAAGGAAGAAGCGGTACGACTCCGCTTCCGGGCCCGAGCCGGGCGTGCCGTTCGCCGACGAGGACGAGGCGTATAACTTCGGCCTCGACCGCGAGTCGGACGTGCGGAACAAGCGCAACCGCAAGAGGGCCCCCGCGCCGCTGCGGATGGGCGAGTACTGCGACCTCTGGTTCAAGGAAGTCGGCCTGCGGTCGAAGTCCAACACCACGTACCGGTCCCGCCTCAACGCGGTGATCAAGCCGTACTGGGTGCAGTGGACGGTGGACGAGATCACGCCGATCGACTACGACGCCTTCCGGAAGTACGTCACAGGCAAGTACTCGCACAACTACAGCAAGAACGTCCTCGGCGTGTTCAAGATGCTGATGGACGACGCAGTCGTGAAGTACAAGCTCCGCGACGAGAGCCCGATCGTCGAGCAGCGGCGGCGCGGGCTGTACAAGAAGAAGCAGACCCGCCGCGTGAAGCGCAGGCTCGGCATCCAGTCGGTCCATCAACTGGCCGTGAACGCCCACACCCTGTGGGGATACACCGGCTGGACGTACATCTGGACCATCGCGTTCACCGGCATGCGGCCTCCCGGCGAGACCTACGGATTGCAGCGCGGCTACTCGTCCCCGTGCTGGCCCCAGTCAGAGCCCGACCCAGAACTCCGCGAGGAGTCGGTCCAGCGCTACGAGGCGCTACATGCCCTGCGGGTGCAGTACCAGACGTACCGGGAGGCAGGGAAGCCCGTCCTGGCGGCGCCCAAGTACGACAGCTGGAGAACACTGGTGATCCCCCCGTTCTTGCATGGGATGCACGAGGCGTTGCTGGCGTCGCACGACAAGCCGTGGACGTTCCTGTCGATGTCCGGGAAGCCGCTGCTGGGCGCGAACTTCTTCCGCGATTATTGGTACCCCATCCGCGACGGGGCGGAGGAGCGCAAGGCCCGTCCCCGCTATGAGCGTTGGGCCCGCCCGGCGATGCCGGCCGTGCCGGAGATGGCGGAGGAGGACATCTACCGTCTGCGGCACTGGCACAAGGCGAAGCTGGACGAGCCGGGCGACATCCCGCGGGTGGCGGTCGAGGCCCGGCAGGGGCACGAGCTGCCGGGCATGGAGGGCGTCTACAGCGAGGTGACGGTCGCGATGGAGGAGCGCATCGTGGAGTACCTGCAACGGGTGTGGGAGAAGGAGGTGGTGGGTGCCGGTCTGTGGACCCCAGCGTTTCCCATGCCTACCCCAGATGATCTTCTCCAGGTTGCTCCGCCGCTGTTCAGCGGCCTGCCAGTGCAAGAGTACGAGTGATCTTCGGCATCAATAGCCTGATCCGCAGGCGTGCAGGTCAACGGCTTGCCTGGGAGGTGGGTGCTCCGCGATTCGGCCTGAGTTAGCCGGAGTTAGCCTGACTTAGTCCTGATGGGCAAGATCTATTCCCCATCCGTTCCCCATGGGAACGACGAGACCCCCGACTCCACCAGAGTCGGGGGTCTCGCTTCGTTCGGACCAGGACGGGACTGCCACCCGGGGAGGATGACGCCGCCCCGCCCTGGCTATATGAGCTAACGATCTCATTCGATCGATGTCACGCCCAGGATGTCGGCAGATTTTGAAGATTTTAGGTATGAAGCGGGCGCCATGTGGAGGACTGTGATACGACCGCCCGCCTGCCGATAGGGGGGTGCTCACGGCGAACCGTGGCCCTACGGCAGGCGGGCGGCCCCGCGGTCGCACCGGGGTGCGGACCGGGCATGCGAGGGGGGTGGCTTTCATCTGAGTGCAGATGCCACTCAGGCGCGAGTGCCCACGTGGGCGCGATATCTGCACTCCAGTCACACGGGGTGTGTTCTGGTCACACTCTGTTCAGTTCTGGTGAATGGTACCTGCATATATCTGCCGGGTTCCCAAGATCCCAAGATTTACCCACCTGGGTAAAGACTCAGAACCATGATCGTTCCACTGTGTGCGAGTGCCACTCGACCCCATGCCCGACTGGGTACCAACCCGCCGCCGGGAAATCGGGGAACGCATCCGCACCACCCGCCGCGCCGCCGGCCTCTCCCAGTTACAGCTCGGCGAACGCATCGGCCGCGACCACAAGACCGTCCACCGCTGGGAGACCGCCCAGCGCGCACCGTCCCTCACCGACCTGCTGCTCCTCGCGGACTCCCTCGGCATCGACCTCGCCGACCTCGTCCGCTGAGAAGGGCCCGCCGCCGGGCGACCTGGGGAGCGCACCAACGGCGGGCCGGGCGGCCAGCCTCGGGGGTAGCCGGCCGCGTCATGCCTCCCGTATGGGAGAGGCTTGGGTCAACTCTGCCTGCTCCAGCACCGCCTGCGCCGCGGCAATGAGTCGCGCCGCCTTCAGTGGTGCGCACAGCATGCCCATCGACTCCATCGGCACCGACCAGTACGACGCTCGCGCGGCCGGGTTCAGCTCCGTTGCGTCGAGGGGAGGTACGCCGAGCAGGGTGTCGCGGCCGAGAACGTCTGCGTCGGCATCGCGCCACTCGTGGGCTGCGTCGCGCCAAGTGCGGGGCACAGACGCCGGCACGAGGGCGTAGTAGCGGGGGCCGTTCAGGTCGCAGATGACGGGGCCGCCGTCGAGGGCGTCCGCGAGGAACACGTCGATCTCGTGCAGTTTCAACGGGCCGGTGATGGCGGTGATGAGCCGGATAGGCAGGCGGACGGCGGAGAAAAGTGTGCCGAGCGGCAGCATGGCGACGCCCCCGTCGCGCCACTCCAGCCGGGCGCGTGCGCGCCGGTCTTCGGGGAGGGTGGAGAGCAGCCAGTGTTCGGCGGCGAGGCGCCGGTCTGCCGCGGGGTGGATGAGGACCCCGGGCTCAGCCTTAACAGGCTGACGTGCGCGATGTTGTGGAACGGCCATAGCTCTGCTCTCCCCGACCCGACTCGGTGCGACTGAGACAACATCGTGAGAGTGGCGTGCAGCCGATCCGATACACAGCGTGTATCACCGCGGCGTATCGTCCGGGCATGAGTAGTCGGGGACTCTGGGCAGACGTCCGTCTGCGTGCCGCCTGGGCACGCCAGGACTGGGCTGCCATCCTCCGCGAGTACCGGCGCGCCGCTGGCCTCTCCCAGCGCGGCCTGGAACCCCTCGTCGGTCTGCCGCAGCCGCACATTTCCGCGATCGAGTCGGGCCGTCGCCAGGTCACTTCCGCCGAGCTGATGGCCCGCATCAGCGAAGGGCTGCAAGTGCCTGACGAGTTGAGGGATGTTCCGGCCCGGCCGGGGCTGGATGAGTGGGCGCCGGGCGCCGAGCTACGCGACCGGATCGCGCACGGCCACCACACTGGCCGTACTGATCTGCGGACCGCGGACTGGATCGGTGAGGTTCTCGCGAAGCATCGGCGTGCGGAGGACGCGGTCGGAGGACGCGATCTGTGGCCGATCGTGCGGTCCCAGCTCGACTCCGTTACCGGGCTGATCCCGGGCACGAGCGGCCGCGCTGCGGACCGGCTGATGCTGCTCGCCGCCGAGCATGCGCACTGGCTTTCCTGGGTGGCGTGGCAGGAGTCCAAGCCCGGTCCGGCGCTCGCGTGGATCGACCTCGCCCACGGGTGGGCCATCGACGGCGGCCACTCCGATATGGCGTCTTGGGCTCAGCGGATCCGCGCGTACTACAGCCTCGCCCACGGGGACCCGGTGCGTGCTTTGCGGACGGCTGAGGGCGCCCGCTATGGCGGGCCGCGCCCGCTGTCCCCGGCTGCGGAGGCGGTGGCCGTGCATCAGGCGGCAATGGCCGCAGCGCAGTTGGGTGAGCGGGACCGGGCCCGGCGGCTTGCGGACGAGGCGCATCAGCTCGCGCTCAGGGTCCCGGGGGAGGAGGAGCGGCCGGGCTGGCTGTACTGGCTGGACGCGACCCGCGCCCGGCTACAGGAGGCCGATGCGGCGTATGCCTGCCAGCGGTGGGGGGAGGCCGCGGCCGGGTTTCGTGAGGCGCTGCCCGCGCTGGCCAGGTTTCCGCGGGACCACGCCTACTATCTGGCCCGGCTGGAGGATGCGGAGCGGCGCGCCTAGTTGAGGCGGACGCTGAGGATGATGGGTTCCTCGCCCTCGGTGAGCCGCCCGCGGACTGCGGTCCGCACCTCGGCGTCCTCGGGTCCGTACCGCAGTTCCTTCCCGGCGACGAGTCCGGCCGGCTCCGGGTCGGACAGTTCGAAGACTTCCTCGCGGTGGACGAGGTCGGCGGATTCGTAGTCGTCCGGGCCGACGCCGGGCGGAAGGATGGCGTACCGGACCGTGTAGCGGCTGGGCATGGGGTGTTCCTCTACTCCCGACAGCAGGGCGCCCCGGGGGTCGGGCCCCGGGGCGATGGGGTCAGCATAGTGGTGGGGTGTGACGGTGGGGAGCCGTAAACTTGATCCATGCCCCCCAGCCTTCAGCGCCCTGGTGTCGTGCGCTCTGCTGCGGTCGTGAACACGGCGATCCGTGCTGTGGTGCGGGGTGCCCGGGACAGGCAGTGGACGCAGGCTGAGCGGGAGCTGTACGAGCAGTTGCGGGATGAGTGGGTGGCGGCGACGCGCGCCGAAATCGTCGAGGCGGCCTAGGCGTACTCGATGCGCCGCGGGTCCAACGCCGCAGCTCCCAGCAGCCCGCCACCATCAGACGGTTCCGGATCCGGCGCCCCATCCCGACGGCACACCCTGGCATCGGGGTCATAGCTCGGGGTCTGCCAGCTGAATCCCTCGGGGCACGACTGCCCGGCCGGACCCTGCTCCCCGCGCGGACCCTGCTCCCCCTGCGGCCCGGCCGGGCCCGGCTCGCCCTGGGGACCTGCCGGGCCAGCAGGACCAACCGCGCCCGTGGCTCCGGCCACCCCGGGACTGCCCGGCTCGCCGCTCGCACCCGGGCTGCCGTTCACCCCGTCCCGTCCGGGCGCCCCGGACACGCCGGGTGAACCGGACGGGCCGGGCGGGCCCGGGATCGGCACGGGCACCTCGATGCGGTCCTCCAAGTCCTCGACCGCCTTCGTCGGGTCAGGTGCAACCGGGGTCTCACCCCCGGCCGCCACCTGCGCCCGCAGCGCCCGCACGTCCCCGGACACGACCGACAGGGCCTCGCCCCGCCGGTTCGCCTCCTCAACGGCCGCCGCGTAGTTCCGGTCCGACGTGTCGATGCGCTGCCACATCACCCACGAGACGCCGGCCAGAGCGACGATCGCGCACAGGGTCGCGATGCCGCGCCAGTGCAGGACGATCGTTCGCTCAGTCCGGGTCACTGGTCTGGGTCTCCTCCCAGATTGATGATCTTGATTCGGAGTTTCGTGATCTCCTCCAGATCGGCCTGCCGCTGATCCAGCAGACCCACGATCCGGGTGTCACGCTGCGACAACTGCTCCCGCAGCGTGGCGTTGTCCTCCTGGATCTGGTCCGTCACCGAGTTGAAGCGCGTCGTACTGTTCTCGCCGCGCTTCCCCACGTACACCACCACCGAGCCGATGAGCCCAGCCACGCACGCCAGGACCGCGCCGACAGTGGTGGAGTCCAACGAGCCTCCCTACGCGGCCTTGACGAAGCTGCCCTGCGCCTTCGCACTCACACCCACGGGCTTCCAGAACCCGAAGTGACTGAGCACGCCCGTCCCAAAGCTCACCAGGGCGAGCACAGCCGCCGTGCCCACGCTGTACCCGGCGTCGTGCGGGCCCGCGTACTCGGTGGCGAAGCCGGTCGCGGTGGACAGGGCGAGCAGGAGGACCGCCTTCCACCCGGCGTGGGTGACTCTGGTGGTCACCAGGCCGACGAGGACAGGCAGGACCACGGAGACGAGCAGTCCCAGCCAGTAGGCACTGTCAAGGTTCACGGTCATGGTCAGGACTCCTTCGGGATATCGGCCCACACGAAGCGCGTTGCTCCCTGATGGCCGTGGACGAACTCGGCGTGCTCCAGGGAGTCCCAGAACACGGTGGACGGGCGCCCGCCGCGCCAGCGGATCGACACGGTCCCGTCAGGCCATTCGACGCCGTCCGCGACGGTGCCAGTGCCGGAGACACCGCTGATGTCGGCGTCTCGTTCGAGGGTGAACAGCCGAGGGGCGGTCACGACTTCAGCCGCTCAGCAAGGAGGTCGGCGACCTTGGCCGCCAGCACGTCCAGGTCCACACCGCCCGCGGAGAGGGAGTTCACCTTCTCCTCAATTCCCTTCACCCGGCGCAGCGTCTCCCGCCCGGACACGATCGGCGTCTGCACGGCGTACTTGAACGACCAGGTCTTGTTCGTGTCCCAGTCGTCGTTGTTGTCCGGCGGGGCCACGGCCGGGATGACGTCTGCCGCGAACAGCTTCGCGACGACCCGGTCGGCTACCTTGTCGATTTCGTCAGCGGTCAGTGCCACGTCTTCCTCCTGCTGCTGGTTGCCGTCGAGGCGGGCCGCGATACGGCCCCGCATGTCCTGCATCTCGAATCCGCGCGGGTCCGACTTCCCGGGCTGCCACTCCTTGTGGCCGATCACGCTGCCGGGGCCCCATCCGTGGTGGCGGCAGATCGCGGCCGACACCTTCTCGATCGCCAGCAACTGCGCGGCAGGCCACGGGTCCTGGCCGTCGCCGAGGTTCTCGCACTCGAAGCCGTAGAAGTGCGGATTGCCGTCGGTGTCCGCCTCGTTGTCGGGCGGCAGCGCGCTCTCGTTGATGACCGCCTGGAGGACGTCGCCGTCGCCGAGGCCGGCGTGATTCGCCCGCCCGTTGCCGACGAGATGGACGTGTCCGGCCTTGTCGATGACTCCGTGGCACAGCGGGCCGGGCAGTCCTTCGTAGCCGTCGTAGCAGATGTCGACCGTGTTGGCCGTGCCCTTGGTGACGGTGTGGTGGATCATCACGCCGTTCACCGGGCCCCAGGGCCCCTTGCTGTTGCGGTTGTGGGTGCGCCAGTCACGGACCTCGTGAACGGTCAGACCCTCCGCGCGGAGGATCTCCACCATCTTCGACGCGGACAGGGGTTCGGCCATCACGCACCTGCCGTGATGGTCTCGGTGTACGACGTCGACCGTGTCCCGCTCGTCAGCAGGAAGTCTGGCGACGCGTGCACCACATCCACGAACGACTGCACCAGACCAGTCACGGCCGGATCACTCATGTTCTCGGTAGACACGGCAACCTGGAAGGCCACCGGATAGTCGCCAGCCAAGGCGACGCTGCGGAACTGCAGCACATACCGGGGGTCGGCAGGCCCGTTGGGGGTTCCATACGGCATGAGACGTTGCCTCCTTCAGGCGATGCGGAGCATGATGATCCACGAGTCCGTGTAGACCGTGGTGGCTGTCGCGTCGGAGACCCGCTGCGCCCAGTCCAGGGAGAACGTTCCGGCCGTCGACCCCATGCGCAACGTTCCCTTGAGGTCGACGCTCAGCGGGGTCCCTGCCGTGCCGAGACCACCGAACGCGCGGGCCGCGGCAACGTCGGTGGTTTCCACACGCACCATGTAGCCGGTCGACGCCTGCGTGTCCGCCTGAACGACCGGTGTGGCGGCGTCTGTTGCGCCGACGACGCGGCCGATACCGACGCCGATCGCGGTCCACTCTCCGAGCGCACCGGACGGCGCGGTGAAGTCGATGTTGATGTCTCCGGCGGCCGGGGCGTCGTACTTGATCCACCCCCACCACGTGTACACCGCGTTCGCTTCGACCTCGAACTGAAGGTGCGGGTCAGCGGTCGCTGTCGTGGTGGCAGACCGTGGGGTGTCGGCCGTCTTGCGGGCGGCCTGTGGCTGCATCGAGCGCAGGAGACTCGCGGTGATGCGCTGCCCCGCGAGCGGCGTGGGATAGGCCTCAGCCATGGTGCCTCCTTACAGAGAGAGGGGGGTTGGGGTGGCGAGCCGGAGATCCGCTCCGGCCGCATGCGCCTTGGAGACGCCGTTCACGGACCGCGTCACGGTGAAGGTCTGCGGGTTCAGCAGCCGGTAGTTGTCGTAGGAGAAGGTGACGGGCAGCGGGTTCGAGTTCGCGGCGTCGAGGACCGAGCGCACACCGATCGGGCCCGCGTTCGGCAGCGCCCCGTCGGTGGTGACCAGTAGCCAGTCCGGCTCCACCGCCCCGGTCTCCCACCCTTTCGCCCGCAGCGTCGTCCCGTAGATCTGGAACCGCACCGTGAAGAACACCCCTGCGGCGTGCGTGCCTACGATGTTGACGGTCTCGATGTCGGTCTGTGTGCCGTTGACCCGCTTCTGGATCGTCAGGTCGATCGTCTGGTCAAGGTTGAAGCGCAGCCGGGCCAGATACATCGTGTTGGCGTTGACGTAGCGGGCGACGATGTGGGAGAACTGCGGGCCGCCCGCCGCGGTGACGCTCGTCGCCATGTCCGCCTGAATGTCCACATCGGCCAGCGACAGCGACGCGAGGACGCTGTAGCGGGAGGAGTTCACCGAGCCGACGGAGTGCGCGGCCACCGTGCCGCTGGTGGAGAAATCCGAGTTCGCGGCGTTGACGTTCGTCCATGCCTGCCCGCTGTCGGAGGTTCCCCACCCGTTCGCGGTGACCCGGGTGAAGGTGTCCGTCACGTGGTTGCCGATGGCCGTCACACGCATGACCTCGCCCCCGACACGCACGTCCAGCGGGAAGTCCCCGCTGTCCGTGGTCCAGCGAGTGAAGTCCTCCGTCGACGGGCCAACGGCGAGAGCCGTATCAGACGACGTCACCGACGAGAGGAGAGACGACCCGTCCGTGTCCAGCCGCGCGGCATCCGTGTCGAGGACGCCGACCGTGTACGGCGAGGCCGGCGCGCAGATGAACGTCAACTTGTGCTCGAAGCGGGTAAGGGACTCCTCAATGCCGAGGACGAGCTGGTCGATGGCGTCGTAGGACTGCCACGGCTCCGGATCCGAGATCTGTACGCGGTCGCCGAGTCGGAGCGCGAGGACCGCCCGCCGCATCTCCGGCGTGATCGACGGGTGGGCGAGGTTGACGGAGATCGAGGGGAAGCGGTCCTCATCCACGGTGCCCAAGTGGACCCGCCAGGCCGCATGGTCACGCACCACGGCGGGATCGGTGGCGGCAAGGTTCAGGGTGAGCCCGTTGCTCTCCCCGTACTTCCCGATCGCCGCCGTACCGAGCGGGCCCTCAGTCTCCTCGTAGGTCGCGGACACGGCGCCGACGGTGACGGTGAGGACGTTCTGGGTCTGCCGGTCGTCGTCCACCGGCACCGGAACCCCGTCGAGGTTGTACGCCGACACCGACAGCACCAGCGCCGCATCCTGATTGCTCAGGCTGGCCCGGGTCCGGTAGCCGAGCCCGAACCCGCTGCGCGACTCGAACAGCAGCCCCCCGTCGGCGAGACACGCCTCCTGCGCCAGCGTCAGCACGTTCTGCCGGCCCTGCGCCCCCAGCGCCACGGTGTCGTCGAGGTCGCCGACCCAGTCGAAGGCGATGCCCTCCTCACCGCACAGCCGCTGAATGCGCCGGCCTGCGGCCTCCCCGGTCGGGTGGATCGCGTCACCGAGATCGGTGATGTCGCTGATGGTGGTCTGCACCGTCACGTGGCCGACCGCGGCAGCGATGACGCCGGCGCTCCCGGCGAGCGTGTCCGGGGCCATACCGACCGAGGTGACGCGGGTGACCTGGGTGGAGACGAGACCGATCGTCGTGGAATCGGTGATGCCGCTGTCGACGTCCAGCACCCGCAGCGTCATCGACAGCGCGGAGCCGTTGTTGGACACCTCGACCGACACCCGCAGCTGCCGGCCGCGCGTGTCGAGGCTGATCGACGGGGTGCCCGATGTGGCGAGCGGGGACTCGTCGCCGTCGTATGCCTGCACCGTCAGCGTGCCCCGCCCGCCGAACGAGCCGACCCCGCCGGGCGGGTCGTTGTAGTGGACGTCGAGGTAGCGCAGGTTGTAGGCGCCCGCCTCGACGGCGATGCGGGAGATCACATCCTGGTCGGTGAAACCGTCCGCAGGCACGGCGAGGAGGTACCGCATCTGGTACTGGGTGACCGTGCTCGTGTCGTACTTGGCGATGCCGCCGGTCAGGGAGGCGCCGGTGAGGGTGGGCAGCGGGTCCGAAGCCTCGAAGCCGGAGTACGCGGCAAGGATCGGGTTGCCGGTCCACGTCATCGGGGACCCGTTGACGAGCGCCGACGCCAGGGACTTGGCGCCCTCGGCGTCCTCGCACGGCCAGTACCCCACCAGCCCGGTCAGGAGCGGCGTGGTGACCGCCCGGTAGATGACGGAGCGTTCCGGCGCCGGGCCCTGCGCAAGCTTCTGCAGGAAGCCGTTCACGGTGGCGTCGACCCACACGTGCTCGCCGGACCTGTCGGCGTTCGTCACCCACTCCGAGACCTCACCCCAGATCCGGTACGTCTTGCCGCCGTTGCCGTCCGGGACACTCACCCTGATCTGGGCGGCGTTCCAGTTCAGGGTGTCGTAGTACGGGCCCAGCGGGTTGCGGTGCGAGAACCTCGCGTCGTCGTTGAGGAGCTGCAGCGCCGCAGTGGACCGCTCAGTCTGCGAGCCCTCGCCGCCCTGGATGCCGTAGGTGATACGGACCTGGCCGGAGTTGTCGCGGACCATGCAGTAGTCAGTGATGTCGACCCACACCCCGGCGACGAGCAACTCCACCGTGACCGGCTCGCCGGTGGACGCCTCCCCGACGGCCCTGGCCGGTCCGGGGAGGTTGGCGAAGCGGCGGCGGAGCGCTGCGACGAACGGGGCGATGGTCTGCACAGGTCAGCCCACCTGCTGGAAGGTGATGAAGGTGCGCATGTCGGCGGCGGTGGTCGGGGTGGTGGCGCGGACGCGGAGGAAGCGGCTCACGGCGACGATGGGCCGGTCGTCCGGCATGAACGTCCGCACGTAGGACAGGCCGGACTCCCCGGACACCGAGCTGAGGGACACGGTGTCGAACACCCGTGTCGCGGTGATCGAGCCCTCGGCGGACGCTGTGTACCCGGTCGCCGAGGTGCCCACGGTGAGCAGCGTCGTCGGCCCGTTCGGGTCCAGGTTGACCACACCGGTCGCCGCGACGTGCGCGGTGACCGTCGCTGCCACGTCGGTCTGGAGCAGCTCCACCACGCCGTCGGCGCCGGGCGGGTCGTCGAGGGAGAAACCCCACTCCAGGATCTGGATCTGCGTGGTCGACGGTGTCGCCAGCTGCAACATGGTCTTGATCGCGGTCCCCGTCGTGACGCTGGCCTGAGCGGCCGTCGTCGGCGCGGGTCCGTTCCACACTGTGAATGGCACTCGCTGTTCCTCTCTACCTGCCGCGCGGTGGGCGCAGCGTCGCTTCCAGGCCGCCGCGGGCGCGGACTTCCTTGCGGCCCGTGTCCACCCACAGCTCGCCGAACTCGCGGTCTGCGATGGACAGCTGGATGACCATCACGTCGCCTGAGCCGACGGCCGGCGCGGCCCCGCTCCGGGGCGCACGGTGGCGGGGCTCGTTGAGCATCGACGCCCACGCCTGCTGCTGCATGCGCTTGGAGTCCGGGTTCGACCACACCCGCGACGCCACCGGCAGATCAAGCAGCTCCGGACCGTGCTCGCCCACCCACGTGAGATTCGAGCGGAGCCCGCCCGTCGCGGCCGCGCCGACGATGCCGCCCCCGGCCTTGCCTTTGAAGCCTTTCTCGATCAGCCGCTCCATGGACTTCGCGAGGTCCTCCATGGACTTCGACAGCTTGTCCACCGTCGTCTGCCACGCCTTGACCAACTTCTCCTGCGTCTTGATCTGCGACGCATACACGGCGTCCGCCGTGACCTTGCCC